AGCTGTGGGCGCTCGTCGATGACGGCGTGCTCACTGGCTTCTCGATCGGCGGCGAAGTCAGCGAGGAAGTCGAACGGTCGGCCGATGAACTCGGCGATGGGGTGACCTTCCCGGCCGAGGTCGAATCCGGCGGGGCTTCGGAGATCCTCAACGGCTACACGGCCGAGATCTCCGACGTCGACATCCCGGCGGTCCCGAACGCCGACCACGCGGAGAAGTCTCTCACAAAGAACCTCGTCGAGCGGGCCGGTGACGAGGAGTCGTTTGTCGAGATGATGGAACCGCGGGGGCACTCCGAGGAGGATGCCCGACGGCTGTGGGGGCACCTGCAGTCGCCGACCGACAAGGCACACAACCATGACATGACCAACGACACTGACGACCCCGACGGCGCGTCTCTTGACGACGTCGATGACGCCACGCTCGGCAAGCGGCTCAAGGGCCTACTTTTCGGAGGTGACGACGGCGACGGCGACGGCGACGACACCGACAGCATCGAGCTGGTCGACGCCGACCCGATCACGACCGCAAAGGCACTGACGCTCGCCAAAGAGGGCCGCACGCTCTCGGAAGCAAACCGAGAGACGCTGATGGCGGCCCACGACGCCGTCGAGGCGGCGCTCGCGTCGGATATGGACTTCGAGACGAACCGGTTCACAGACAGCGACGAGTACGCCTTCGACGTTGCCCAGTATGGCGACTCCGAGGAGAAGGCGCTCGAAAAGCTCACCGAAGAGCAGGGCCAGCTCGTCGCGACCGCCGTGCAACGCTTCGTCGACGCGCAGGGTGACGCCACGTTCGGAGAGTTCCGCGACTGGCTGTGGCAGACTGACGCGCTCGACGACGATACGATGTTCGCCGCTGACGAGGCGGCGTGGCAGTATCGAGAATGGACCCGCGAGCAGCGCGAAGAGGCGGCCGTCTCCGAGGGCTTCGTGCCCTACGTGATGGCCGAGACGGATACGGAAACACAGATCAACATGAGCAAAAACGACGGCACGAGCGACGGCGGCGACGCCGACGCAGACACCGACAAGTTCGCCGACGCTCCCGAATGGGCGAAGGCGCTTCACGAACAGGCAGAGAAAAACAGCGAGCGCCTCGACGACCTTGACAAGGCCGACGATGGCGACACCGACGCGCTCGAAGATGCCCCCGAATGGGCGAAGACACTCCACGACCAGGCCGAGAAGAACGCCGAGCGAATCGACAAGGTCGCAAAGGCCAGCGCCGACACCGAACAGGTCGACGGCGCAGAAAAGAACGCTGAGAACGACGAATCGAGCGGCTTCAAGAAAGCCCTCGGGAGCCACTAAACATGTCTGACGCACGCAAAGAAAACACGCAGAGCCTGCAGAAGAGCCAGATCGACACGTCCGACCTCAACGGGGTCCAGCTCCCCCGCGACCTCTTCGAGGAGTTCATCGAGCGTACTCAGGAAGAGTCCAAACTGCTCGACATGGTCCGAGTCGAGGACCTGCCGCGCAAAGAAATGGGCAAGCCGAAGATCGGTGTGCCCACGATGTCCGGTGGCACTCGCGACGAGGACGGCAACCGTGCTGAGACGTCTTCGAGCGCGTCGACTGGTGTCATTGAGTTCAACGTCACTGGTCAGTACTACTACATCAAGTACGACCTCAAAGAGGACGCCATCGAGAACACGATGTCTGAGGAGGAAGTTGCGGGCCTCATCCTCCGACACTTCGAGCGCGCATGGGCGAACGACGTCCAGAACCTCGCGATCAACTCTGGGCGGTCGGGGTCGGGTATCGTGACTCCGCTTGACGACACCTTCGATGGCTGGATCGCCATCGCGGAAGGGGCAGACGCCGACTCCGAGCGCATCGGTCTTGAAGACACCGGCGCGGGAGAAGTCGACACGATGCCGACGTACGCCCACACTGACGGCGGGGGCACGTCGCAGCCGGTCAACACCAATCTGTTCCACTCGTTGATCCAGACGGTCCCCGAGCGGTTCCGCGACTCTGACAGCCAGGTCATCATGGTCTCGAAGTCGCAGCTACAGGAGTACCACTTCAACCTGACTGGCCGCGAGGATGGCCTCGGTACTGCAGTTCTGATGGGCGACAACGACGTCACACCGTTCGACTACACCATCGTCGGTATCTCGTACTGGCCCGACGACTACGCGATGCTCATCGACCCCGAGCAGCTCTCGTACGGGCTGTACGAAGGCGTCGAGATCACACAGATTCGGCAGTCGGACAAGACGATGGACGAGGCGCTCCACTCGCGCAACCTCCTGGAAGGACAGTTCGACTTCCAAATCGAAGAACTCCAGTCGGGCGCGCTCGCGACCGACATCGCCGCCCCAACCAGCGGAGTGTGATCTGAATGACGACCACGCAGCAGGAGATCCGTGATCGGTACACCGACGGTCTCGCACTCAACGATGGTGCACCGGGAAACGCTTCGACTGACGCGCCAGCCAACGCGGCTGACACTGTGGTCGCCGAGGACACCGACGTCCACATCGTCACGGCTGACGGCACGAACGCGGTCGACCTCGACGCCGTTGCCGAGGAGGGCCGCGAGGTCACCGTTGTCCACAACGGTGGAGCCGCTACGCCGACTGTGTCGTTCACCGACGCGGACTTCGTCGGGACAGGGCCGGTAGACCTGACGGCAGCGGGCGCAACGGCAACGGTGTCTAACATCGACGGCACGGCCAGCGGTTGGGTCGTCATCGCAACTGGAAGCGCCTGAGGAACTCACTCATGCCAACAATCAAACACACTGGCGGTCCTGGAACGTTCAACCACGTCGCCCTCGACGGGATCTCCAACTATGGAGACGAGCACGACGTCCCCGACGAGTCGGCCGAGCACCTCTGCGACGATCTCGGCTACTTCGAACGCACTGGCGAAGTCGCGCTCTCCGAAGATGAGTACAGCGTCACCGACACCGTCCCACTCGAAGACCACACTGTCGACGAACTGCAGGACATGGCCGCCGGACGCGATATCGAAGGTCGGTCGTCGATGAACAAAGACGAACTCATCGCCGCGCTGCGAGACCAGGAGTAAACTGAATGGCCGACCCAGAGCGATACCTGACGGTCGAGGAGCTACAGCGCGAGCTGCCGTTCCATTGGACCGACATCAATCCCGACCTGACCGAAGCGGAGTACGACCAACTACTTCAGGACGCACTCCGCAGCGAGTCGGCTCGGATCGAGCGCTGGGTCGACGTCGAGTTTTCGCTCACCCACACAACCAAGCAACTCTCGCGCCCCGAGAGCGTCCCCGAGCGCGAACTCCCACTCCCCGAACGGCCGATCGAATCGGTCCAGTCGGTGACCGTTGAGACAACGTCGGTCACGGATCTCACCGAAGGCGAGGACTACGCCGTCGAGGAGACACACCTCGTCTTACTCAAGGACGCCGCAGTCAACGAGTGGCCGACTGAGTACCGCAGCATCTCGGTCGAGTGGACCCACGGCCACGACGGCGTCCCGGCCGATGTCGAAGAGGCGCTCGTCCGGCTGTGTCGCGCACGGCTCAAGCGCACCCAATCCGACGGTCTCGAATCCGAGAGCACTGGCGACGGCTCGTCGGTGAGCTACGAACCCGACGAGGTGATGCTCAGTGGCGTCTACGCGACGGTCGACGACTACGACGCGCCATCCTACTACGGAGGCTCGTCGGTCGTATGATCCCGAACCGTTGGACGCATCGCCTGACAGCCGAGCGGGAGACTGACAGCGCAGGCACCGACGAGTACGGCCAGCCGCTTCCCGGCGGCAGCGAGACCGTCATCGGAGACGAGCCCGTCCGTTACCGCCCAGAGTCAACCGAGTACGTCCGCACCGAGACGGGCGAGCGCGTCCAGCGTGCGGCGACGGTCGTCACACGCGGCCATCTCTTCGGCGAACTCCAAGAGGGCGACACGCTCGAACTTACGCCACTCGGCGGCGGGACAACCATCTCCGACGTGGAGGTGGTCGGTGTCGAACCGCAGTACGGCCGCCACAAACGACCGACGTCGCTGGTTATCGAGGTGGACGGGGTCTAACATGGACATCGACTTCCAGATCCAGAACGCGAAGGATATGCGTTCGATGGCCGAGCGCCTGCAAGAACTTCAGCAGGACGTCCAAAACGGGATCGACGCCGTCGCCGAGGAGATCGGTCTGCGGATCGTCGGCGACGCACGGCGTGGGGTCAACGTCGACACGGGGCGACTCCGAGCCTCGATCGACTTCGAGACCGAACGCGAAGGTGAGTTCAAGGCCACCGTCGCAGTCGGTTCGAACGTTGAGTACGCGATCTCCCAAGAGTTCGATAACCCCTACGTCCGCCCGGCGATTGAAGAGAACCGCGAGACGATCACCAGCCTCCTTGAAGAGGCCGTCGCCGAGGCGGCCGAGGAGAATAGCGCATGACACCCGACACATCCGACCGCGCCGATGGGCGAGTCCGTGAGCTGCGCGGGCTGACGCTCCAGCGGCTGCAGTCTCACGACGAGCTGGTCGCGCTCCTGGAGGGCGTCGTCGACGACGCGACGGCAGTCATCCTCCCGTCGTTCTCGATGAGCCGCTACCGAAACGACGACACCGCACCCGATCCGCCGGAGACGGCGCTCGCGGTGTCGGTCGTCACGGGCTCGTCAAGCCGACGCAACCTCAAGGAGGACGTCAACCTGACCGTCCAGGTCGAACACGAGTTCCGCGCGAACGTCCGCCCGTCGCCCGGCGGCGTGTCGTTGGGCGTGCTGCCGTGGCACGACCGCATCGCCGACGAGATCTCGGCCGTCATGACCACCCAAGTCGCTGGGTGGGGGGCCGAGGGCGAAACGGGCGGGACGCCCGAGCCGCTGTGGGACGACGACCGCAACCGGTACCGATCCGTCAAACGATTCGATATCGGCGGCAACGGCCGCTGATAGCAGTTAGCAGTTTCAACAACATACACCTATGTCAACAGTAAACAAGACCAACAGCAGCGAGATCGAAGGCAGTCAAGTCGCCATCATCCTTTGCGATGAGACCGGCTCCGAACCAGTGCGATCTATCCTCGCGCTCTCGACAAAAGGCGACCTATCGACAGCCTTCGACGAGGACAGCGAAGACTTCACGCCCGGCGCAGAACGACAGACTCGGGAGTACCGAACCAACCAGACGTGCACGGTTGAGGTCAGTTCGGCACTTGCGGCCGACCTCGAAGC